TGCGCGCCGTGAGCCGAATCAAAACTGCCCCGAGTGCTTCGGCGAGGGGGTGGGGCGCACGATCATCAAGGACACGCGCAAACTGTCGCCCGCGGCTCGAGCGCTCTATGCCGGCGTGAAAGAGACGCGGCACGGTATCGAGATCCAAACGCGCTCAAAGGACAAAGCGGTCGACCTGGCGGCCCGTAACACCGGCGTCGTCAAGTCAACGGTCGAGGTGCAAGGCAAAGGCGGCGGCCCGATCCAACACGCCACGGCGGCCATATCGTTGACCACGACGGACCCGCAAGAGGCGGCGCGCGAGTACCAAAAGCTCATGGGCGGTTGAGCCGTGCCGCTTCCGTTCCCCTTCGATTGGAAAAACCCCGACTACGTCCAAGTTTTTGAATGGCGTATTGAGCGGCTCAATCGTATCAGGGCGGCGATTCGGAAAGAGATTGAAGACGGGACCGGGCCGAAAGCAATTCCGGCTTTGCGCACGTTCTACCGCGATAACCCTGCGCAATTCATCATCGATTTCGGCATGACGTTCGACCCGCGTAATGCGGACATCGGCTTGCCCTCCACGTTGCCGTTTCTGCTCTTCCCAAAGCAGGAAGATTGGGTCGCTTGGTTCATCGAGCGATGGCGCGCACGCGAGCCCGGCCTGACCGAAAAGTCACGCGACATGGGGATGTCCTGGCTGACCGTCGGCACGGCCGCTACGCTTTGCATGTTCATGCCCGGCATCGTGGCCGGCTTCGGCTCGCGCAAGGAGGACTACGTCGATAAGATCGGCGACCCGAAAAGTTTATTTTGGAAAGCGCGGTATTTCGTCGAGTCCGTTCCTCCTGAGTTCCGGGGGTCGTGGGACCGCAAGCTACATGCGCCGCATATGCGCATCCTGTTCCCTGACACCGGATCGGCCATGACCGGCGAGGCCGGCGACAACATTGGGCGAGGCGACCGGACCACGTTCTATCTGGTCGATGAGGCGGCGCATTTGGAACGGCCGCAGCTTACCGACGCATCCCTGTCCGCTACGACCAATTGCCGGCAAGACCTATCGAGCGTCAACGGGCGTGGCAATCCGTTCGCCGAGAAACGCTTCGGCGGGCGCATCAAAGTTTTCACCTTTCATTGGCGCGACGATCCGCGCAAGGATGACGCCTGGTATGCGAAGCAATGCGCCGAACTCGATCCGGTTGTCGTCGCCCAAGAGATCGATATCAACTATTCGGCATCGGTTGAGGGCGTCGTCATCCCTTCCGTGTGGGTGCAAGCCGCGATCGATGCGCACGCCAAGCTCGGCATAGCCCCTACAGGCGCGCGACGCGGTGCGCTTGATGTCGCGGACGGAGGCAAGGATAAAAACGCGTTCTGCGGGCGCTACGGCGTTCTGGTGGACCACCTCGAGGAGTGGCATGGCCGAAAAGACAATATCGATGACATTTTCGGAACGGTCGAGAAGGCATTCGCCATCTGTGACGAGCGCGGCTATAGCCTGTTTCATTACGATGCGGACGGTCTCGGCGCCGGCGTGCGGGGCGACTCGCGCGTCATAACGCAGCGTCGTAAGGACAACGGCCAGCCGCACATTGTCGTCGAACCGTTCCGCGGTTCCGGCGCGGTCCATGACCCGGAAGCCGAAATGGTCCCCAAGCGGAAGAACAAGGACTTTTTCGCGAACTACAAGGCGCAGAGCTGGTGGGCCTTGCGCATCCGGTTCAACAAGACCTATCGCGCGGTCGTTGAGGGTCAAGCGTTCGATCCGGATGAAATCATTTCCATCGACTCGAGCCTGGCCAATCGGGAGAAGCTCGTTGCGGAATTGTCGCAACCGACGTATACGATCAACGGCGCCGGCAAAGTCGTGATCGACAAGGCCCCCGACGGAACGGCATCCCCGAACTTGGCCGACGCGGTCATGATCGCCTTTGCCCCTGGCGGATCAGTCGTTGACGTTTGGGCTAAGCTCGGCGCCTGACTTCACCGCGTGCTGGCGGCACGTCAACGAACGGGCAAAGTTTAGCGCTCGGGCCAGCGCCCACGGGTAGGTATTCGAGCGAATAGACGTCGAACATCAATTCGGCATCGCGTAGCGGCATGGTGCGAATGACTTCATATTCCGGGTGCAAATACGAGAAATCGAAAGCGAGGCCAGACTCGTGACCGAAGCGGATGTTCCCGTTTGGTAGTTCGCGGATGTAATAGGTGCTCATGATTTAACTCGTTCTAAAAGTTCGGCGTACGTATAGGTGGTGAGAATCGCGTCGAGTTGGGCTTTAATGATCGCAAATTCAGTCTCGATTACGGCGATGTCGATTTTTGACAAAGGCATTTAGTACCCCCGATGTTGTTTAACAGCATGACTTCACTGTAGTTGAATAATTCAACTAGCGCAAGTATTATTTAGCGACTCGACGGCGTCGCATTTCGTCGCGTGCGCCTCGTACTTTCCTTGCTTTTCGAGATACCGTCCCGAGCAACAGGAGAAGCAAAGCGCCCAATGTTTGCGGCCGGGCGTAGGGCGATAGATTTGCGCCGTTAGCACGCCCCGTTCGTCGGCGTGCTCAAGCCAATAGCCGTCGACTATTTTCGATTCAGTCATAGTGCGACGATTGAGTCGAGCGGGAGGAACATTTCGCCGGCCGCTACTTGCGCGTGATCGTTCGGATTTACTGCTTTGACTTGTGCGCCTTGTTCGCCGCCGACGGTACGGAAAGCCAAGATGACGAAAGTACCAGCGCGCTTGCCTTTGACGATTTGATTAACGTTGAACATTTCGTTTTCTCCGGTTGCGTTGTTGATGACTTCACTGTAGTTGAATTATTCAACTAGCGCAAGTATTATTTTGGCGAAACTTGCCGAATAGCATAGAATCGGGCGAAACGACAAGGGGCGATCAATGGGCCGGAGAACACACCATCGCGTACAGCAGCGCGTAACCGATCAAGCGGCGACCATCCGCAAGGGTACGACGGACTCATTCGTCAACCTGCAAGCGCGCCTCGGTTTCGGGGCTGGATCGCAGCAAGACTCCTCGCGATACCAGCTCGACTTCATTTCGCGCAATCCGTACAACCTGGAAGCGTCGTACCGCTCGAACTGGCTTTGCGGTATGGTCGTTGACCTGGTGGCGCACGATATGACACGTGCCGGTATCGACATTCTGAGCGAGGACATTTCGCCCGATGATCAGAAAGTCATCCACAAGGAGTTCGAGCGCTTGGACCTTTGGGGCAAGTTAGGCGATGGCGCCAAGTGGGGCCGGCTGTACGGCGGGTGCGTTGTTGTCATGCTCATCGACGGCCAAAAACTGTCAACGCCGCTGCGCCTCGACACGATCGCAAAGGACCAATTCTGCGGTTTGATCGCGCTCGATCGCTGGCAGGTCAATCCGACTTTGCACGACCTCGTGACCGATTACGGCCCTGACCTCGGCAAGCCGAAGTTCTACGATGTGGCCGCCAGCGCGCAAGCCCTGGTCGGCGAGCGTATCCATCATTCGCGCGTGATTCGTATCGACGGCCTTGACCTGCCGTGGCGTCAACGGCTCGCGGAGAACGGATGGGGCCAAAGCGTGCTCGAGCGATTGTGGGACCGTGTCGTCGCGTTCGATTCGACCACGGAGGGCGCGGCGCAATTGGTCTACAAGGCACATTTGCGCACGGTGAAAATCCCCGGTCTTCGTGAAATTATCGCAATGGGCGGTCCGGCCTTCGAAGGGCTCGTGAAGCAGATGCAGTTCATACGCTCTTCGCAATCGAACGAAGGTCTTACCGTTCTCGACGGCGGCGATGAGTTCGACACGCATCAATACTCCTTTTCGGGCCTGGCGGACCTGCTCTTGCAGTTCGGGCAGCAGTTATCAGGCGCTACGCAAATCCCCCTGGTTCGCCTGTTCGGCCAATCGCCGGCCGGGCTCAACTCGACGGGGGAGTCGGACTTGCGTACGTACTACGACAACGTGGCGACCATGCAGGATCAAAAGCTACGGCAAGGCGTCGGAACGGTAATGGAACTCGTGCACCGTTCCAAGTTCGGCACGCCCTTACCGGAGGGTTTCGAGTTCGAGTTCACGCCGCTATGGCAGAT